GTATTGAGGACGGTTTAGTTCCTCGTCATATTCATCCTTGCCCATGACGGAACCGCCACCTTCATAAGTACTTCCGGTTCCTGCTTCACCATATGCTTCATATGCTCCACTTAGTCCTCTTCCCCTGATTTCTTCATCTTCTTTATATGCTTCTTTTGATAACCAATCTTCTAGGTCATTAAAGGATGCAGGTCTTTTTGTATAATGATGAGTGTCTCTGAAGTCGCGTCCTGAAGCTGTCCAATTATCCATCATGTTACCAAATTGGTATGGTTGTATGTTTGCTCTCATAGTATCAGCCAATAATCTTTCTCCTCGTTGAGATTTTGTTAAATCCTTAAATTTAGAAAGCCATCCACTAGGGTCTTCTGAATGAGGGCTTCCACCCCACGCGTATCCAGGACGGTTGACTTGTCCGCCTTCCGCCGCCATCATCGCTCCTTGTCCACCTCGTGCCGCCACGTCCGTAGGAGATATATCACTTTGATCTATGAACAGTTGAAGTTCCTTTATGTCCACGGGTGGTCTTCCGAATTCATTAAAAAACATTTCGTACCATCCGGATTCATCGCCTTCACTGCCGGCCTCCATGTAGTCGAAGTCCTCAGTGAGTTCACCTGGGCCCATGGTTCCTGGATCCATTTGAAGCTCTTGTATGTTCACGGCATCCATTGGATCGTCTTCCATTGATGATATTCCGCCGTTGTAGTATCCAGGCCTTGCTATCATTCCGCCTTCAGCCGCGAAGTATTTATTCGGAGTCATGAAATTGGCTGAGTCTGCAACGTCATATCCTGCAATCTTGCTCAAGCGTGCAATTCTTCTTTCCTCTTCATCGTCAAGCCATCGTCGTGTCTGTTGCATTCTTAATTTGTTTGCTTCACCTTGTCCTAGCATCTCGGATCCCATTCCAATGCCAGCCATCGCAAGCATGTTTGGCAACATTTTAGTTCCTAATCCGAATATTCCTCTTGAACCGCTGAACGGTCCGAAAAACCCTCGGCCTGCAGCTTTGGATCCAAGCATTCCAGTAGCTCCACCAAGCGCCGCACCCTGCAGTGCACCCTTAAGGAAGTTTCCTCCGCGTTGCTTTGATGTCAGGCCACCAATTAAGGCGCCTATCCCCATTGCAGCAAATGGAAATGCCATTAACTGTCTCTCATGTTGTTCATAAATTTCTTCATCCACTTTGACTGTCCCTTTGGAACTTTCACCCTAGTGACCATGCCGCCTTTGGCGTATCCCATCAGTGATCCGATTCCTGGCTCAAGTCCTACTGCGCCACCCCCTTGCCAACCGTAAAGACGATTCTCCCAGGGAAGTAATGTATTAAAAGGGGTTGGTTCTTCCTTTCCTTCATCTGGATATTGACCACTGCTGACAAGTGGATAGGTTGCTTTACCAGCCATTCTTGGTTCACCAAATTCTCCTTCCCAATTAATTCTGTTTCTAGCATCATCTCCTCCTATAGTTTTTGAAGGAAAAAAAGATGAGGTCATTTCAGTATAACCACCTGGCGCATCGGTAAATTCACCTGCGTCAGTCCGTGTTCTAGGGCCTCTCCAACTTGGTTCATAGTCCCAATTTGCCATTTGTGATGCCTTTGCTGCTTTGCCATTACCAAAAAGTTTTCCAAGTGCAGAAAGGCCTCCCCATCCGTATCCAGGCCTGTTTTTCAGAGATGCGATTCCGCCACCGGCAAGCCATCTGTAATCTTCTGATGCTTCTTCGTCCAATAATTGTTGTTTGTAAACATCATCTGCAGTCATGCCTAAACCTGACGCGCCAGGATATGTTGTCTCGAAATCTCTTAAAAGATTTTCTTTATAAATATGTTTTTGAGTTCCGATATCAAGATCTTCAATATTACCATAAATAGGATCATTAGTAGTTCTCCAATTTTGCCAGTCTTGCACTGCCTTGTTAACATCCATTCCGCCAGGAGTTAGTCTAGTTCCCCCACCTCTTGGATGAAAATCGAATGGATTAAAACTCGTATAACCTTCGTAAACTCCCTTTTGACCAGGGCCTACAGTCGCCGCCTGCTGCCACGTTTCGCCGCCGGATGTATCAAAACCGGCATTAAATCCTCCAATTCCACCTTCTGGTGATCTCCACGCCATTATGAAGTTCCTCCTAATATGTTGGGTAATTTGTTCACGCTGATTGCAACGTCTCTCCTTATATCTTTTTCTGTTGTGTCAGTTGCAGGGTTGTTGATGTCGGCCTTCGCTTCTTCTTCACTGGCGTAGACCTCCCCTGTATTGGCGTGCTTGACGGTGGACTTGGTCTCCACGTCTTGTGCGGGAATTGTTCTTTTCCCAGCCATCACGGTAATATCATCTTTTATAGCCATTTTTACTCCTTATTGCAATCATTAACTTATCTCCAGTACGCTAAGGATCACATGCAAATCGCCTCCGTTCTGCGCCTGTACTTTAATTACTTCTGATTCCTTCAGGACAAGTGGAACAGCTGAAGCAATGGAAGAATCCCCAGATTCCTGGTCTAAATTTCCCGCCGCAATAAGCTCCTCGGAGCGTCCTTTCTGGACGTTCCTGTTGGTCTGCAAATTGTAGCTCACACTACTAGTATCTACTAAATATAAGGATATTTTGCAATTGTTTTCCTCATCTGTGTTAGATACACGGATGGATTTTATAATTGCAGTCGTCTCTGACCCCACCGTGTAGAGTGTTGTTAGCTCACTCGTTGTGAGTACTGCCTTATAGTTTGTATATGTAGTAGCCATTTATGACAAGAACCATGCTCTTTGTTCTTCCTCATCACCCAATGTGACAGGAGTGTAAGTGTTATTCAATATAAAAATCATTTGCTCCAGTGTTGCAATCAATTGGTTGAATTGTGACTGGTCATATTCTTCCCTTGCTTGTGGCAGCATGGGGACTGTTATCTTTGACATATTATCCTCCTCTTAATCCGTCGGGCTTTCCGTCGAATCGTAGTGTTCCGTATCTCCAGTCTTCATCAACAGCGTCGCTTTCAATACGAAGTGCTAATTGTCTTCCCCTTATACGTGTGTCCTGTTTTGTGGTGCTTGTAGTGATTGCATACGGTCCGTGGCTTGTTTGTGAAGCTGCCGGATAGGGACGTGCCTTGACTGTAAGATCCACTGTTCCTGTCTGGTTCTTGAAGTCCGGAATGAAACGGGAGATGGATAGAAACTGATCACCATCCGCAATATCAATATCACCTGATTCAATGTAGGCTGTCATTGCCGATCCTGCGGCATTGACACCTTTCTCCTGTGCATAGACAAAAGTTCTTCCATCCTTGTTTCCGTAGATGGTTGAAATAGTCGCCGTGGAATCATCGGAATCAAATTCTGTTGCATACGGGTTAGCATAAACTCCACGATCAACCCAAGTGCTTCGTGATAAGGATCCTGTATGCCATAAGTTCTCTGCATAATTGAAAGTCACGTGCCGATTTATTTGCAATGATCCACTGGCAGCGTAGAACCATATAATTTCATTAAAGTCAGAGTTAGGCGCACAGTAAATATCCCCTACGGCATTTGGATTAATATCATCAAAGACGTAATCCTGCACGGTGCACGGAATCTTTTTTACTGCACCGTCAAACATAAAAAAAGAGTCATGGCCCATCCAATAGGATATGCCGCTGACATCAATAGCCGTATGAATTCCAACCGCTCCGCAGTTGTCACCCAATTGCTTGAATCCAAAAGTGAAAGGAGGTCCGATGAACTGCATCTGGTAAAGTGATGTATCTGTCCAAATTAGTATTGCACCTCTTGATCGAACAGCCGCGTTGATTTGGTTTCCTGCAGTAAGCCTTTGAGACCCTGCCGTATTCGTTGCTGTCGGTGTCCATGTGTTAACTTCTTCCTGATCCGACCAGCGTATGAACATATTGTCCTGCGTAGTTGTTGTTGCAATGGTTGTTTCCGTTCCAAAGCAAATCACATGCCTATCATCGCCAGATACCATCATGAGCCTACTCTTGGTTGGTCCGTTGGAAACGCTTGTCGTTGCCGCTACATTGCTTGAAAGTCCAGCGGACGTGTCCCAATAATATAATCCTCCATCAAATTTTTGAATTAAAACATCCTCGCCCCAAGTATCTAATGACCATTTTTCTGCCTTTAGAATTACCTCTTGCGCTCCTGTCAATCCTTCACGTGTATTATTCCATGTTCCTTTGTCTGAATCGCCCGTTGAATCCCATACACTAGCACCCCATCCGTATCCATAAATGGATACAGCCGGTCCTGAATTAATTTCATATGTTGCTGTAGCCGTCGCACCAGTTGCTGTTGATGATGCCGCTGCCGGTGATACAATTGTATAGGTATTATCATCAACCGCTGTTTGTATTTCAAATTCATTCTGGAGATTAGCCTGCGTGATTCCGCCGATATCTCCGCTGA